ATGTGGCTACCGCAACCTCTAGTTTTTCCATATCAGGTATATAGTATTCTTCGTAATGGATGAATGGTTCGGTTTCTCTATACCATTTAGTAATCTCACCTTCACCTTGCAATAAACAGAAGAAACTAGCCAGTCGCGCATGACCGCGATGAGGATATAGAATCTCACCACCATCTTGAATCTGAACGACAGGTAAAATTTCGTCTATCGGAATATTGGTCAACTTATTCGTCTCTTCTTTGATATGTTGTGTCATATCGTCAGGAAGGTCGTATTGGTCAATAGTGATTTTACTCTTAACACCAAACTCTCGAACCATCTTGATTTGACGGCGCTTCCATTCTCGTGCTTTATCAGCGCCGTAACGTTCACGAATCAAATGCCATTCAGTCCAGTCTTTACGGTCAATGAAGTGAAAGTCACGAGGACGAAGTGTCATTACATCATGATACTTGGAATCCGAATTTGCAACTTCATGAGACCATTCGAGGCATTGTGATTTTACATCACTAAGAAAATTATTAGAAAAAATACTAAGTTTATCCAAGTATGTGGTCATTTGTTTTTCAACTCCTCATACACCTCTTCGATTTCAAAGTCGGTGATATTTATGTCATACTTTGCACGAGCCCATAACAGAGTGCGTTTGCATGTCATTGCACTTACTTCAGTGACCGCCTCATTGTTACCTCGAATGTAACCATGAAACAGACCAAACCAATATGCAACAAAGATTGAACCAAATGCTACTAGGGTGTGTGTTACTACGTCCATGTCTACTCCATCTTAAAGTCTTTGAATCGTTCAGCAGACTCAGACTTGTCAAATGCGGGACGGTCATCTACTACGGGGTCATCACTGTCATCATCGTCAGTGAGACGCATTTTACTTCGGTCAACCTTTACAGTAAACCGTTGATATCTGGTCGGGTCGTTGTATCTATTCTTCAACTGTTTGACCATAATCTTACCCATCGCATTTAGTTCATCATTCGCGATGAGCGCAAACATGAGGTCTGCGGTTGCGGGTAGTCCAAAAGATTCGGACGTGTCTTCAAGCCCAACATCGTCATTACCATAACCAGAACGAGTCGTCTGCGTTGCAGATACAATCGGAACGTTGAACTCGACTGCGAGTCCTCTAATTTCCTCTGCAATAGATTTAATGTAAGAATATGAGTTGATAGCACCGCCCATTCCTTTCATGCGTGACGAAGCACAGATGTTCAGATAATCAATGAAGATAAGTTCTGGAACAAAGTTCTTCTTCAGTTTCATTTCATTCAACAACGCACGGAAGTGAGACGTGTTTGCCTGACCAGTAGGATATTCTTTGATAATAAGTTTACCATTGGTCTTTGCTTTCAGTGTTGATACTTTGTCAGTGAACATATCCTTTGACAGGTTTTCAATCTGGTCAATCGGAACATTCAACAAGTTCGCATCAATACGTTCTGCGATACGTTCTTCTGCCATCTCCATAGTGATGTAGAGAACATTACGACCCTGCGATAGTGCAGCAGCCGCTTGGTGACACATGAACAGAGACTTACCTACACCTGTGCCTGCAAGTGCGATGTTCAGTGTCTTATTAGGTAAACCACCCTTGGTAATCTTGTTGAAGATGTCAAGGTCAAACGGAATACGTTCTTCCTGTTCGTGATAGAATGCGAAACGTTCATCTACATTTTCAAGATAATCGTGACCGATGTTAGTATCAAAGGTCACACCAAGAGCTTTACTCAACACATCAGGAATTGCATTCTTCTGAAGTGTCGCATGTTTACCATCAATAATAGAGATTGACTCCATGACCGCATTGAATACTGCACGGTATTGACACCACTTCTCAGTGCGTTCAATCAACCACTCAAGGTTCTCAGGTTCGGGACTGAAGATGTTAGGTAACAACTCAATCGCGATACGATAATCATCTTCACCCAGACGATTATTCTGGTCTATCTCAATCTTGAATGCTTCGAGTGTAGGTAGTTTGTTGTAGTCTTTGATGAAGTTGACGACTTCTTTGAAGAGTCCTTTGTAGACACCTTCGAAGTATTCAGGTTGAATAAACGGAATAACTTTTCTCGTATATTCCTCATTAGTCAGTAGATTCCTCAAAACCGTCTGTTCCAAATTGATATTCATCCTGCAACTCCTCTATCATATCTTCGGTGGCAAGAAACTCACCTGTCTCATCATCACGAGCGACTACACTACCTTCGAGTAGTGACATCTCGATTATTGAATTTAATATTCTACCACAATATTGTTGAAATGTCAAGTCTTCAATTGTGAGTTGACTATCAGGTGTGAATACAATTTCAAAGTTAAAGGAGATGTAACCTTCTTCATCATCAGGCCCATCACCTTCCAACTTGATATTCCCAAAACGAATTACCGTCTCAGGATAGTCTTCGATAAGTCGGACATCCCAGTTATCATCTGTCCCCTCTTGGGGGATGATTTGATAATGGATATCCTCACTCAGTTTTGATGCAATATCATTCATCGTTTACAATCTCATCCATATCTACTTTTTGTGCAAGTCCGATTGAGTATTGTGATTTGATGAACTCTGCGAAGTCTGTGTTCTCGAAGATTGGAGACCAAAATTCCTTCGTGAGCGTTTCCGCCTGACGAACTTTCTTCTCCTCACCAGCGACACTATACCAACCATTAGAAGGTTTAACAACATACCCACCAGCCAGAGCAACATCAAGAAGACCACTAAACTGCTGGACACCACCTTCCCAAGAAACAGAGATAGGGATTTTACTTTTCTCTTTAACATAACGAGACTTCTCCACATTGATTACAAAGTGGTAACCTTTGATTTCTGTGCCAACCTTATCTTGTTGACGGCCAAGAATCCAGATGTTATCCGCACTGTAATAGATACCAGTCCCACCACCTACGATGTCTTTGGGGAAGAGACCAATCTCTTTGTATGTGTGGTTGACGGCAAGCATCGGAATGTTCTTCATCGTAAGGTAAGGAGTCACCATACGGAACAGACCTTTCAATGCTTTTGCACGAGACATATCTGCAACCGACTTCTCATTGATTGCATCTTCAAGTTCTTTCTTGGATGCAAGGTTACCAATAGAGTCGATAACGATAATCACGTTATCTTCTCGTGTCAGTTCTTCAAGTTGAGCAATGATGTCAAACTTGAGTTCCTCGACATTGGCAATCGGTGTGTGCAGAACTCGACTGGTGTCAATCCCGAACTGTTCAAAGTAAGATTGGGGTGAACCAAACTCACTATCATAAAACAACAGAACCGCATCTTCTTTTTCCTTCAAGTATGCACCTGCCATCAGCAGAGCAAACGAAGTTTTGAAGTGCTTACTGGGGCCTGCCAGAACTGTGAGTCCTGGCGTAACACCGCCGTCAATACTTCCCGACAAGGCAACGTTCACCATCGGAACGTTTGTCGGCACCATATCTTTTTCAGTAAAGAACTTACTATCAGACAGAACTTCCGTTGTCTTGATTTTCGAGTTCTTCTTGAGTTTGTCCATAATCGACATTGTTGGATTTCTCCCTTTCATCTAGTTCATAGTCTTTGCGATACTCATTGTTTATTTTAATACATTCTGCAAGTAATGTCAAGCCCTTATCGAACTTAGTAAACGCTTTTGTATCTTTAGGGAAACATGCACCACCATATCCACGTTTTCCATCATATCCAGGCACACGAGTGTGTCCAACACCGATGCGTTCATCTCTACCAATCGCATTTGCAATGGTCGGATAGTTACAACCGAAGTCATCAATCGCATCAAAGAGTTGATTGAAGAATGTCACCTTGGTTGCAAGGAACGAGTTCACACCATACTTAACGAATGCTGCTTCAGGCCCTGACATGAACATAAAGTCTCTGTTCGTGCAAAGACTGAATACATCATAGATTTCCGCAACCGCAGAACAGGTTTTCGGATGACCACCAAGGATATGATACTCCGCACTAATGAACTGTTCCTTCGAATTTGCTTCGGTAAGAAACTCTGGGTTGACAATAAGTCTTTTATAGTCATCTTCAAACAGAGAGTTCATGATACGAAGAATGATATCAGGTGTGACTGTTGATTTAATAATAACAACACTCTTGGTGTGTTCCATAAGTTTCAGTGCGGCATCTTCTACGATACTCGCATCAATAATACCACTCTCGCCCATCGGAGTTGGCGCACAGATAAATGTAAAGTCTGGCTCCCAACCTAAGAGGTCATCGATAGTTGTTCCGTGTTTCGGGTCAACATAGAACTTCTCTACATGAGTGTGGGTGAATGCATAGTCTACCGCACTACCAACAAAACCATGACCGACAATACCAATCTTCACAGGAAGTTTGCCCTGTTCATCGTTTTCAAATTCTTCTGACATTAATTAACTCCATAGTATTCTTTATACCAACGAACAAATGCCTCAACGCCTTGTTCGATATTTACAACGGGTTCGTAACCCAACTTCTTCAATTTACTTGTGTCACTCCAAGTTTCCAGAGTGTCCGCAGGATGACGAGGCGCAAGTTCAATATCTGCCTCTCTTCCTAATTCTTTACTTATACACTCAATAAAATGCATAAGTTCTACCTGTTTACCACGACCAATATTAAAGATTTCATTGGTCGGTGTGTCAGCAAACAGAACTGTTTTGATACCACTTACGATATCACCAACATAGGTGAAGTCACGTTTCATATCACCATAGTTATATGCTTGGATAGTTTTACCCTTGATAATACTATTGGTGAATTGAAAGAGTGCCATGTCTGGACGACCCCAAGGGCCATAGACAGTAAAGAATCTCAGACCCACATTGTTTAGACCAGAGATTTTGAACTGACATTCGTTGACATATTTACTATATGCGTATGCGTTCAACTGATGTCCCGTGACTTCGTTCTCTACCCAACCAGTCGGAGGAATAGGTGTCCCACCATAGACTGAACTGGTAGATGCATAGATGACTTTCTGAACATCATATAACTTACACACCTCAATCAGATTCCATGTCGCATCAACATTGTCTTGATGATACAAACGTTCCTTACCAAAAGAGTCACGCACATTCGCACGAGCCGCAAGGTGAATCACAATGTGAGGTTTGATTGCATTGAATGCCTCATCCAGTTCATCAAAGTTTTTCAGGTCACACTCATAGACTTGGTGACCAAAGTATTCTACCCGTTGTTTCTTCAACACAGGGTCATAGAATGTATTATAGTTGTCAAGACCGACAACATCAAACCCATCATCGATGAGAGAGTCTGCAAGATGCGAACCAATGAAACCCGCACCACCTGTTATTAGTATTCTCATAGTTTTATGTTCCTTGCAAATCCATATTGATTAAATCCATTGTGATATGAATAACAGTTACCTTCAGGATAATATTTCATCACCCATACCTTGACACCATCTAGATATCCGTATTTGTCAATCTCAACCTCAACCATTTCGGTAGATATACTCCAGTGCCCTGTCTGCTTCTTTATCTAGTGGTCGGTTTGCATACCAGTTACCAGTCTCACGGTCAAGTTCACTACACATCTCAGATATCTGATTTGCAGTAATAGGATAACCTTTAGAGATTGCATTACCCGCAACCGCAACCATAATCTGATACATCTTGTGATACCAACCAGTTCCAGTAATAGACCGATACTCCAGTTCCAACTTCTTAGGAAAGAACGGACAGTCACGATATGATGTCCAAGAGTAATCAGTATTATCTAGGGAGTTTTTACGATGTTCCATCACGGCTCTCTGCAACTCAGGTGGCAGTCTGTCCATGAAAGTCTTACCCTGTGTTTCAACATACGAGTGTTTGTTCATCAACATGTCAGGGTCAAGTTTGACACCATCATTGGTGAAGATGAAACTATGTGCGTTGGGATACTGTGCGGGAACATAATACATACGCGACAGGTCTTTAGTCTGTTCGTCACCCAAACCTTTGAACTGTTTGTTCATTGCAAACCAGAAGTGTGACAGGTCTTTTGACTCTACACGTCTAGTGAGTGGGAAGACGAGTCGAAACTTGGGGTGGGACTCTGTGGAGGATGCGGTGGAATAACATACATAATAATACTGTCCAAACATTTCTCTAAGGTCGGACTCCAAGTCCTGTCGAGGTATGTAAGCGTCAACGTCAAGACAAGCCCAACCACCCCAATACTCAACGTTCTTGTTAGACCTTGTTCCCTCAGCAACATAACGAGCAGGACTAATGAGAGGAGAACTGTTACTACCACCCTTCTCACCTTTCTGATTTGATAAAGAATACAGCAACGACTCAAACTCATCCCATGTGTCGAACTCTTGGACACGGTGAGTCTTGTTGTCAAACGTATTCTTGAATATAGTTAGAGAATATTTCATTATATTAATATATCACACTCAGACATCTTTGTCAAGCAAAGAACATATCCAGTTGTGCTTTAGGTTCGGCAGACCACCCAACCGCATCGAGGATAGGCTCGAGTGGGTCGAGGAATGTCTTACTGAACATTGTATTGTAGTCGATATACTTATCTAGTGCAAGTTCACGAGGAAGGTTGACTGGATATGAGATGACATTCTCCTTGATAGGATTGGGTGTCTTGAGATAACAGAACTTAATCTTCTCACCATTCTTGATTTCCTCATACCGCATA